CACATCAGCTTCCTCGTCGGATATTCGACGCCGTTGAACGTCCAACGGTGTTCCCCGCCACGGTCTTCGTTTCGGTGGCTTCTGGTCACCTGACCCTCCTTGCGGTAGGTCAGGTGTTGCAACGATCACTAGAACCCGCCCTGCGGCTTCGCGTTCGAGGGGGGGGTTGCTCGTTTGCCCGAGACGCGCATCGCCTGCAACGCAACATAGCCGCATGGAACCGCATCTGCAATGGGAGTGAGAAGTTCACTCTGTACGAGAGTCTGGGAGGCAGACGATGAGCACGCTGGATATTCTGGGCAACACGAGTGAACAGGCGGATTCAGTGCGCCTGATGCTCAAGATTCGAGGGATGAAAGATGGGCATTTCATCGACGACACCCCACTCATCATCCTCAAGGCGGACAACCATCAGGACTCCGACAAATGGGATGTGTACATCAGCAAGTCGGTGTATCCGACCGCCGAATCGTATGGCACGCTCGCTGGCGTGCTGAGGATGCTCGCCGACGACGTGGAGATCATGGCGCGAGAGAAGGAAATGGGAGGCGGACAATGAGCGGACACGACGAAACAATTCATCCAGACTATATTCCCGAGGATTTCAGGGAACTGCTGCGCATGGCTTGCGATTCCGTCTGGGAACAAGGCGAGTTGTACAGCGAAGACCTGTTGCTGGCGGCTTTCAAACCCGCCATAGACGAACACGACCGGCAGATAGCCGAACAGGCATGGGAGAACGGATATATCCAAGCCCTCAAGAACATGAACCCCATGCCCGGCGAGGAACCGCCCGAATACACGCCAAACCCATATCGAAAGGAAAACGCATGAACGAGATTCAGCTTACAGACCATTTGGTTGCGCATATCGGCGCGGAAGGCACCTGCGGCCGTTATCAAGCCAAAATCTGCGAAGACGGCAACTTCAGAGACTTCCTGTACGCCATGAGCCTCAAACGTCTCAAGCGCAAATGCGAGAAGTATGCGAAGCGTGAACGCAAGGCCATCGCATATGTCGCCACGCTCAAGGAGGAATCATAAGCGTAAGTAGTCTCAAAACGCGAAGAAGGAATTGAATTGAGCGGCTGGCGTGACAAGGCCGCGTGCCGTGACATGGACCCTGACCTGTTCTTCCCAACCACGTCCAGCGAGGAACGATTGGCGCTCAAGGCCTGCGCCCAATGTCCGGCGATATGCGAATGCGCACGGTACGCGGCGGAACATGCCCTGATAAACGGCTGCCCGCTGCAAGGCATATGGGGCGGCATAAACAGAAGCAAAGGCAAGAACTACAGGAACAACGAAAAGGAGATGTAGGAATGAGCATCGCGGACGATGAAGCCGAGAAGGCGTATCCGACCCGCCACTGGGAAGGAACGCATGTCAAGAAACAGTTTTACTGCGACACGGACGATTTACAGGAAGCGTACCTGCGCGGCCGCAATGCGCCACCGGCTGACGCCGAGATCGAAGCCGTGGCGAAACGGCTCCTCTGGAACAGCTGCAAAAGGTATGACGACGAATATGCGGCAAAGGACGAGGAAGAAGCATGGTATCGCGAAGGCTGCTTCCCCGGATGGCAGGAAGACTATATCCGACAAGCCAAGGAACTACTCGCACTGGCGCGGAAGGCGGTAAACGAATGAGTCGCTATGGCAAGGCCGAAACACTCGCCATCGCCGCCGCCGTACTGTTCTTCGCCCTCATCGCCTATCTCGGCTGGGCTGAAGAAACGGCGGACACCATCATCCTCCGCGACGGCAGCCGATCATACGCATGCCAGACCAGCAGAATCTCACAAGCGCCACACAACTGCAAACCGGTCAAGGAGAAATCATGAGCATCGGATACGTGGAATGCGACCACTGAACCATCTGACTTGGAGCATCACCGACTATCGGGTGCGTATCAGCTCTAATTTGGAGAAGGGGGCTCATGTTGAGCAAAGCGAAAAGTAAAGCATGGCAACTGCTCATTGAAGACTCGAACCGTCCGGCAGAGGAGATTCGCTTGGCTACCGGACTTCGGGTCGATGTGATCGAGCAGATGCGCGGGGACGTGCAAAAACGACTACGAGACAACCCGGAGTTCTGATTATGAGACCGAGTTATCTGCCCGTCCAGTATGAGCATTGCCCGTACTGCGGAGGAATCTTGAACGTATTCGGGGACTGCGTGGACTGCCAGTTTCACGATGACCCGACTGAATGGTGGATGGACGAATGAGCCGACAGAAAGCCAAAGGCACACTGCTTGAATCCAAGGTGGTCAACTATTTGCGCGCCCGGTTGGGTGACAGCGAGCAGACGATACACCGTGAGGTGTTGCATGGGACGAAAGACCAGGGCGATATCACCGGTCTGCGTATCCACGGCCAGCCGGTCGTATTGGAGTGTAAAAACTACAGCACCTATACGGGGAGACTCAAGGAGTGGATGCAGGAGGGCCGTACCGAGGCGGGTAACGCTGACGCGCCTTACTGGTTCGTCGTGTTCAAGCAGAAGGGTCTCGGCTTGAACACGTTGTCAAGCATGGACAACCAGCCCGTGCTCACCGACTTAAAGACCCTCGCATTGATAGCAGGACATGGAATCATCGAAGGAGACGAAGAATGAGCTACGACCTGTTCATAGTGGACAAGGACTTGCCGGAACCGGAATGGTTTGACGTATGTGAACTGGACGGCGAGCATGGGCGGACCGGCGCTCATGGCCGTCATTTCAACTACACGTATAATCTATCCGCGTTTTTCACCGATTACAAGGTCAATCCTATACATGACCTGGACGGGTTGACGGCCGGGGAGGCCGCAGCCCGTATCGACAAGGCGTTGAAAGACATCTACTTGGAACCATTGTATGTTTTGCGCGGCAAATACAATCCGCTGAACTATTGGGGCAGCGTGGACAGCGCCATCGCATGGTTGAAACTGATATACGACTATTGCCGGGAACACCCGGACTATATCGTGAGGGAACGCTCCTAAGGGGAAATGATGGAAGATAGGAAACTCGTTGATTTCGCCCGTTGGCTGAACGATCATCCGGGCGAATGGAATCTTTGGCCGTATCTCATTCCCATACAGGCCGACCGCAGGGATACCGTCGCATCGATGAGGCTTGTCATGGAACGCATCAAAAACCATCAGTACGACGAGTTCCGCGTGGACACCGTATTGCTCGAATACGAACTATTCAACGGTTTCATGGGCTTCGATAAGGGCAGCGTGCATGAAAACGGTCTCGCGTTGAAGATGAGGCTCAAAGCATGACCGCGCGGGGGGACGACCGGAAACTCATGCACTGGATAGCCTCACACGGATACACGGTGGTCAGGGCCACGACCGGCCACTGGAAAGTCTACGACAACGGCGTGCTGCTCACGGCGACGAGCGGCACGCCATCGGACTGGCGAAGCCGCCACAACTTCATCAAGACGTTAAGGAGACGATCATGTCAGACCCCGTGAACCCGGAACGGCTGCTGGAGGAGGCGGAATGAGCATCGTCGGCTTGGCGCATTTCATCGAACTGGCCGTGTTCTTCATCATCGGGATACAGGCGTTCCGCTACCTATTCAGGAAATGGAATATATCCCTATCCGATGAAGGCGGCGACGCGATGACGATCGTTGCCTTCAGCTTTGGATTGATAGCGGCTTTCGCAGCGTATGGCGTCTGCTGGGCGTTCATGCAAATGGTGTTCCCCGATTACACGTACTGGCTGATAGGAGCATGACAATGGTACGCAAAGGATACGTTCAACTGGTCAACGGCTTCTACATGAACCGTAAGGTGCGAAAACTCAGGCACACATGCCCGAGCGCGATAGGTGCGTTCGCAATGATGCTCACGTTCTGCGGAGACAATCTTTCAGACGGACATATCAGCGAAGACGATGCGCTTTACGTGCTGGATATCACCGATTCAGAACTCGATGCGCTTTGCGAAGTCGGCATGATCGAGCCGGACGGGAACAACGGGTACTACATTCACGACTATCTCGCACACAATCGAAGCCGTGAACAGGTGCAAAAGAAGCGCGAAAGCAATGCTGAAAATTACCAAAAAAATAAAAACAAGGCGAAAACCTCCGATTCAGATAACTTTCAGACGGCTGAATCGCGTCTGAATCGGGACAAACACCAGAACACCAGAACACCAGAAGAATTATCTAAAGATAATTCAACTCCCCCTACCCCCTCAAAGCCTGACTTCGATGGACTGCTCGACAGTCTTGAGCGTATTTACCCGACGAACAGGTTCGACGGGAAGACCTCTCAGGCTCGAATGCAGTTGGAAATCGAATGGCCCAAGATCGTGAAAGCCGCCGGCGAGGCTGACCCGTGCGAGTTTCTTGAAGCCAAAACCCGAGCGTATGTCGGGGCCACCGAGGAACGGTTCGTGAAGACGTTCAGCCGGTTCATCGGCGGGGAACTGTATGCACGCAACTGGGAGAAACCCAAACCGGAGACCCCAAGGGCCCGGCAAGTCCAGCCGGTCAAGTCCCGCAGCCAGCAGAATCTCGAAGCGAACATGGCGAAAACCTGGCAGTACATGACCGAGGAGGAGCGTGCCCGATACTCGCAGGGAGGTCTCAATGCTCAGCAAGGGTGAGGCGGCGGCGTTGTTGTCGCTGATTAACGCGCATCACGGCAACGCTCAGTGGGATGATGTTCAGCTTGACGCTTTTCATTCGGAACTGCGTTCGGATATCACGGCAGCAGAGGCGCGTGAGGCCGTTCGACGCTTCTACGCGGACAACAGCACGGGTCGCTGGTGCGGTTCCGGCGACATCAACGGCATCGTCCGCAAACTGCGCAACGGTGCGAAACCGTCCGAAGCGCAGATAGGCCGGGAGTGCGAACGTCTGGGACTAGTGGAAGATCAGGCGTGGTTGTATCGCCGGCAGCGCATGATGGGCCGTTCCCCGGACGAGTCTCGACAGGTGGCGTTGGCCGCGCGTGACCCGCTGCGCTTGCCGCCCGCGAAACCCAAGCGCAGGCGTGAGGATGGTGGTTTCAATCCGGGTTTGGGCGTGGCGTTGGACGAGGTTCTGGCGACACGCCGTCCGGCTGAATCATGACCGGTTTGATGGCATAATTGGGAGTTGCTGACACGTCCGAGACCTTCAAAAAAACCGAAGGTCAAGGTCACTATTGTCTTTTTCCACTGAAACTACGAGGCTCTGCCGCTACCACGGTTGCTGGCGGGATATCGTCACCGACGCGCCGTCACCGCTTATCGGACATGGCGTCGAACCGAATCTGAATCTCCTGTGCGACAAGCACGCCAGCCAGTTGACCGGCGACCTGCGATGGTTGGACCGCAGTCTGCCCGACCTGTGCGAGTATCGCATCAACCGCGCCTACGGGCACAAGAACGGTGGCGGCGGTCAATCCGGCACCGCTCCCGCACCGTTGCGCGAAGCCCTGCATGATCTGCTGTACGCGGACGATGACCACGGTTATCCGGGTTTGCAAGGCACGTTGTACGAGTGGATGCGCAGTCTGAAAATCAATCTGCCCGAGTCCACGCCACTGTCGGACATGGTTCACCGTATCGCCAATCATCCGAAACTCATGGAGCATTCCAGCACCCCCGTGTACGCGGAACTGGTTCACAGTCTGACACGCAAGCTGCGTCGTTTTCTCACGGACGATGACGGGGAAACCGTATTGTACGGGCCATGCCCCGCCGACAAGTGCTTGGGCCAGCTCTCCTGCTACGCGGATGCGGAGACGGCGAAATGCCCGAAATGCGGTTTCAGTATGCCGGTAGCCCTCATCAGGGCGGAACGGGTGAAACGTCTCCTCCAATCGGAGGCGGTGAGAACCCGCGGCGAACTGTTGGACATCATCAAGGCGTGCGGAATGCGCGTGAACCGCAGCACTTTGCGTAGTTGGATACATCGAGGCCAGTTGCCCCAGCAGGGCGAGGATGCGTACAGCAATCCGCTTTACCGGTTCAGTGACTTCTACCGTCTCGCGTCCGGCCTGTCGGAGGACGCGGACGTGTGGGAGATCATGCAGGTTTCGCAAAACCAATCCAAGGAAGGAGACAACAAGTGAGCAATCAGATTCAACCATTCGACTTCAACGGCATTCAGGTGCGTGTCCTAACCGACGAACACGGCAACCCGTGGTTCCTTGGATCGTACGTATGCACCATTCTCAGTACGGCCACCAACCATATTCGGGAATACCTCGATGCCGATGAAATCACCAATATCCGTAGTACGGACATTGCTCAGAACGGCGGCAAGGCACCCGTTTTCGTGTCCGAGTCCGATACCAGCCACTCAGCCCCATCCACTCGTCAGGACGGGGCACACAACTTCAACAAGCAAAGGGAAACCAATGAGCAATGAAATCCAACAGTTCTACTTCAATAACGCTGCGTTGCGTACCCTGACCGACGAGGCGGGGGAGCCATGGTTCGTCGCCAAGGACGTATGCGACATCCTCGAAATCAGCAATCCATCCGATGCGTTGAAAAGGCTTGACGATGATGAACGGTCTAGGTTCAATCTAGGGCGTCAGGGAGAGACCAACATCGTCAACGAAGCCGGTCTCTACAGCCTCGTGCTTGGCTCCCGCAAGCCGGAAGCTCACGAGTTCAAACGTTGGGTGACGCATGAGGTGCTGCCCCAGATTCGCAAGACCGGCGGCTACATTCCCACCACGGACGTGGACGATGACATGACCATTCTCGCGAAGGCCGTGATGATCGGCCAACGCACCATGGAGGCGCAGAAGCAGCGCATCGCCGCGCAGGAATCACACATCAAAGAACTGGAACCCAAGGCGCGGTTCGCGGACGCCGTAGCCGCGTCGGACGGCACGTGCCTCATCGGAGAACTCGCGAAGATGCTACGCCAGAACGGATTGGACATCGGCCAAAACCGACTTTTCGAGATCCTCCGACAGGACGGGTATCTCGGCAAGACCGGCTCGAACCGCAACGTGCCAACACAGAAGGCCATGGACTTGGGACTATTCCGAATCAAAGAGACGGCAGTCACCCATTCGGACGGCCACGTGACAATCAACCGCACCGCGAAGGTCACCGGCAAAGGCCAGACATACTTCATCAAACGCTACTGCCCGCCCGTCGACGATGAGTGATCTGCTCACGCCAGCCGAACTTGCCGCCATGCTCAGCAAGAGTCCACGCACCCTCGCCAACTGGCGGAGCAATGGCAGGGGGGGGGCGAAGTATCTGAAGCTTGGCCCTGAACCACCAGCTGGCAAGCAGGACAACGTGAGTGAAATGGAACAACTGATCGGAGAAACACAATGAACGGACATTATTCGGTTATCACGAATTTCGGCTGTCATTGGACATGCCCCTACTGCATCGTAAGGAAAACCGGATTGAACGTGCCGGTGACGGACATGCAGGCCACGCTGCGGACCATCAGCCGTGAAAGCGAACGCCACCCCATGAGGTTCCTGAGCTTCAGCGGCGGCGGAGACCCCCTGTTCCCCATGCGCGAGCCGGAAGCATCGAAACGTGTCGCCTTCTACCGGGAGGCGATACACAGGGCCGGAGACTGGCTCACGGAAACCGAGATGCACACCAGCTACTTCCAATGCAGACGCAACGTGGCTCAAGTCATGCAGCAGATCAGGTTCAGCCGCGTGGTGTATCACATGCGTCCCACGAGCTTGTCCGATGACGTGGCGTTGGCATTGCCCCGCAAATGGTTCGACAGTCAGAAGGTGCGTGTCGTGTACGTGGTCACCCCCGATTTCACGCCGGAGCGTATCGACCGGATAGCCGATCTCGTGGCCGGCAACAACGTGGTCAATGAACTGTCGTTCAGGCAGAAGGTCAACCCTGACAACACCATCGACCACACGTGCGAGAAGTATCTGAAGGCTGGCCATCAAAAACGCTGGTGGTACATCCAACAGGATGATTACAACATGTACGTCGTGAACGACCGGCTTTACACACGATTCAGCGATATCGGCAAGGAGGACCACAGGTGACCGAAGAGAAAACCGCGTCGTTTAAATACGAACGCTGCATCATCGACCTGACCGAGTTCTCGCATAAGGTCAGCGTGGAAGTCCGCGTGTACGACACTGAGGAAACCATGCGGAGAGCCGCCTGCATCGACTTGGTGGAATCCTCCATCGAATCCAATGACCTCGACAGGCCGATTGGAGATGCCGCGTTCGAAAACGGCACAGCCGGAATTACCCTCATGCAGTCCGCGCCAATCGACACGCAGACCAATGTGGTGAAATACGGGAACTCCCCCATGTGCGTGATCTATTTGAGCCGCGAACACCTGCTGCCGCATATCGTCAGCCATGAGTGCGTGCATGTTGCGATGGGCTTGTACAACGCCGAGATTCTCGGATACCGGCACAAGGCCAAGGCATGCAAGCACATGACGGTCTCAAATGAGCTTGTCGCATATGTGCAATCCGAACTGTTCCGCTGCGTTATGGAGTTCCTGGCCGATGCCGTTAAAACAACAGAAGAGGAACAATGAGCTACATCATCGACCGAACTAGTTACCTCTTTTCCCCTAATGACTCGCCTTACAAGAACGCTCGTCTCGTGGAAGTCCACGAACCGTTTGAACGCCAACTAAGTAAAGGAGTCACCGAGAAAGGCTCCCGCATCGAGAAGAAGTGGATCACGGACGATGACCCGTTGACCGTCTATACGAACGAAGGCCGTATCGTCGTGCAGGACACCGGTTACTCAGAGTATCCCATCGGTATTGAGATCTACGACGATTACCGGGAATAAGAATGCCGTCCTAGTGTGCTTCCACGAGAGGCAGCGGCGTCTTATAACACGCCTATCATAGCTTTAAACCCGTGAAAATCTATTTTTTATTGATCTTCACGGGTTTCAGTGAATGAAAAGCATGTTTTCGTATAATCGGGCCCACGTTTTCCACTTATCCGTCAAAGACCGGCACGTGAATCGTATTCGTATTCGTCATCTTCCATACCAATGAATATCGGCTCCACACCGAACATGGCCTTGAACAGTTCACGTGCGAACACATCCACTTCCTCTTTCGTGGGCTTGTGATCGTATTCCGGCCACGTGTTGAACCCATTCCAATTGCGGTTTATCGGCCATGCGCCTTGACGGGTTTCCAAACGCCATTTTCCGCTGGGCATGTGGACGATGGTGGTTTTGATGGACATGATAGTTCCTCCTGAAAGAATATTCGGGCATGACGAAACATCATGCCTCTTGTACTTGGTTCGCTAATTCCCAGAAGGCCACAAGAGAGTCCCGTGGCCTCCAGTGTATCAGTGTTTTTCGTATTCCTTGCATAGGTTGGCGGCGAACTTGGCGAGATTATCCGGGTCAAGCATATAGCTTTCCCCGCTCTCCCCCGCTTCGTCATACCATTTCCACACCTCATGCAAGGCAGCTTCCATACGCTTGGCGTTCAGACCGCCGATATCCGAGTTGCCGGCGTTCCCGAAACCGTCAACGACTGAGAAAGCCTCGGTCAGATTTTTAATGCCAAGAATTTCAACGCCTTTTATAATGCAAGAATCAATCTCAGTCGCCTCGCTATCCTCAACGCTGAGATAGTCCAGAAAGCTCGAGTATGGCACCAAGACACGCTTCGCGCCATGCTTAACCGCGTAGGCCACTACGTCCTTGGCGCTAATGGGAGTGGAATGTACGTCACCATCGGCATTGATTTTGCCGATAGCCACAAGCCCCCTAAGCCCAGCCAGGTAGACGTGGAGATCATAATCTGGATTATTATTGTATTCAGCCAGCCCTCGAACCACCAACGCTATGGCAAGGTCACAAATTCCGTCAGCCTTGCCCATTGACGCCGGCGCAAGATTCACGTTGATGCGACAGTCGGGCCATGTGATACCGCTTGCTTGCATTCCGACCTTGATACGCTCTCGCGTATCGGATAGGCTTGCGTCCGGTAATCCGATAAGACTGAAATATGGTAGTCCCTTTCGTAGAAACGCTTCCACCGTGACGCCATACAGGTGCTTGCCGGTCGTGTTAATTGTCTTGCATACGATGCTCATTTGATTACCTCCTGATTCCAGTCCAACATGTCAGCGGCCAACCATTGACCGCCGCCCGAAGCATTCGCGTACAGCCAAGCCCCGTAAGAGATTCGAGCCGCCTTATCGCGTTTAAGCCATGCCTTCAGCCATATGAGACGCAGCTCCCAGCGTGGTATACGCCGCCACAACTCGGTGTTGGTGGCGGGGTCGAAACGCTCATAACGGTAGATCGCGGTAATCATCGTTCCGCCTCCAGTACGGCACGCAGCACGCCCGTCTTCACGTCATCCTTGAAATGGCCTATCGAACCGCCGTACAGCACGTACAAGTCGCTGTCCGACGCCGTGTCATAATCCTCCAACGTGCGTTGAAGCACGTCATCCAACACGCTCGCCAGTTCGGTGAACGTCAACGCCTGAGCCATGTCCACACCATGCTTGGCGAAATCCCGCACCGCGTCGGGGTCATAGCCTTTGTCCAACAGTTCGGCTGCAACACTCATTTGAAAACTCCTTTGTATTGTTCGGTAAAACGATTGACGGAACAATAGAACGCTCTAAAGTCCCGTCTAAATGCTGATTTATGTGAAAACCGCACCATAGAAAGCCCTATGATGCGGTTCTAAATGATGGTTTCTATAAGAATGGCCTCATAGAACAAGTCCATGAGGCCATGAAAACGATAACGGCTATACGCTCCGCCTGTATGGTGGAATGTCCAACGTGGCTTCCAATCCGTCGTTAACATGCTCCGCGTCCCTCAACGAGAGTCGTCCGAACCATTGCAGCAGTTCGCTCCTGTTGAAGTAGAAGCGTTGCGAACAGCGCACGAGTGACGGCTTCAACAGCCCCTCGGCCTTCCAGTCGAGCAGCGGCACGTCACTGGCCTCATCCCAATCAGTGTTGCCGGTTATCTTCGCCACGATACCCGACACCAGATCACCGTCAACCTCGGTGATAACCACCGGACGCGGCTTCCCGATACCGGGATGGTCGGGAAACTCGACCCACATCAGCCACACGTCATACAGGCGCGGTTCACTTGGCGTACTGGTCATAGACATCATCCTCCGAATCATCCCAATCGGCGGGCAGTATCACATGGCCCTTCTCCGAACGCTCGAACATGTATGCATTGTGAACAGGCGGCACCGGATAACCGTCCGGCGTGTGCCGCGTCGGCTTGAACGGCAACCCGTTGTCCACCAGAGACTGGCGTAGGAACATGTTGACGGCGGTGCTCAGGCTCATGCCCATGGAATCGTAGAGCGCGGCGGCACGCGCCTTGACATCATCATCGATATTGGCTACCAGCTTACCCATAACAACCTCCTTAACGGTTAACAGATGGTATCAATCATATACCATATTAGGATAGAATAGTATCCGAATTTTTACCAGTAGATGTAAATCTCACCCGCCTTGTGTTTCCACCCGTCCGGCGCGATGGGAAACGCCTTGCGATATTCAGGTGCCAGACTCTCAAGAAAATCAGCGTAATCATCGAACGAGAACCTGTCTTCATACTGTGCCTCAGTATCGTGTACCACGCCGTCCAGTTCGTCCAGCATGTTCATGAACTGTTGGGTTTCGCCATTGGGATACAAGTATTGGGCGACCGTAGGGATACGCCACCAGCCGTCCAAGCGTTCTCGGACGCTGTAGTCGCTCAACGTAAGTTTGATAGTGGCGCTCATAATAATCTCCTAAAAAGTATTGGTTTGGTTTATAGGTATGGGATGCCGCCCAGCGGAAGTGAGGAAAACGCCAGGCGGCAAGAACTTAGAACAGCGGCAAAGCAAACCGCTTGTCGGGTAAATCGGTGGCGTTCAACGCCGCCAAAATCAGGTCAGACGTATGCCGTGGAATGTTGGCGCGCACCGCCGCGATATTATCCGGCGTGTACACGGCCCCCGACGACTCCATAACCTCACGAATCTTACTCGCAGGTATCTTGACTTCCATCAATCCACCCCCAGCAAATCATCGATAAGCATGACGATAGCCGTCTGATAACGCTGATACGTGGTGGAATAACCGCAGTCGTAGATCTCACGCGCTCTCTTATCCAGCACGTCCAACGACAAACCGGAATCGGCTATCAAACGTTCCATTTCATCATGGTCAGGCGGCGTACTGGGCATACAGCCGACACCCTCCAGGGTATCGATGGCACGCCGGCGTAAGTCATCCGTGAAACCATGCTGACCGTCGAACACGGCGGATAGCTCATCTTCGTTGTCGTCAGCCATTTCCCACGCGGACTTCAACAACAGTCGCGTGGCCTTGTCTCTCAGCTTGCTCATGTCACGCCGCCTTAGCCCACAGGTCACGGGCAACGGCCACGTAATCGGCCACCGCCTGTTCCAGCACATTGTCACTCCCCCGCTCATAACGTGCGCGGTAGGCGACAACGCATTTGCCGTTGGCCGAAGCAACATAGGCCACCTTGCGGCCCTTGCTGGTACGGAAGTGACGGATATGGCCCAAACCTTGCAATTCGGGGCATTCCTTAGCCATCATCAGGTCAGGCATCGTGCAATAGGAGACGGCGAACGTGTTGACCTTCGGCGGTACTTCGGGAATCTCCTGCGTATCCGGCGCGGGTTCATCATCCATAAACTCGTCTTCCAGAATCGCGTCCTCGGGCATGGGCACCGGCCACTGAACATTGCTCGTGAAGCGTTCCTCCTCACACTTCCAGTTTGCATCGATCGATGGGTGCGCGACAATGCCGCCAACCGTTTTAGCGTCCATTCCGGTAGGTACCGGCACCGGCACTGTCTTCATGCGTTCGGAATCGGGTATGAGCATCCAACCATGCTCAAGGTCAACGGAGCTTGACCTCATGCCATTCAAAAAGTCCTCATACTGGACTCCCTTGGCCTGAACATTCCACGCCGTGCCCTGCGAAGTCTGGGAAAGTGACCAGACTCGTCTAACCCGAGCGTTCACATACCGAACATCATATTTCGAGCCATCCTTGCGCAACCGCACCCACATGCCGCTCACGGCATTCACGTTACGCGACGGGTCATTGGTCAGCTTCTTCATTTTGGTTTACCTCACTTGTAAAGATTCGATTTTGATTGATTTTCTGGAATGAGTAGGCGGCTAGAAGACTCTCAGCATTCACCCTCTTCGGTGGCTTCGGTGTAGAAAACGTCGTCCATTTGGTCATTGTTGAAACGCTCATTGATGTAATCGGAAATTGCCTTACCGGTATCGTCTTCGTTAATTAGCTGACTAATGCGGGTATGGCTCACACCGTTACCGTCCAAAATGTAAGCGTCTTGCGCCCAACCATCTTCATGCTCGAAAGCCTTGTTATATTCGGTTTCCGTCACATATCCCCAGTCGCCAAGGCGATAGATGCCCTCATAGGGTTGGAAACCGTCATAGCGCGTCAATGGCGATAGTTTTTCGTCAACACGTTCCACCATGTCGGCAACATCTTTAACGGTAATGGACATTTTGAATCTCCCTTAAACAAGAGGGGCACGGCCACAACGCCATGCCCCACAACGATTTATTAACGATGGACTCGCACCATGTAGCCCCTACCCCACGGGACTAGCTCCACGGGATAACCTTTGGCCTCATAATGCGATTGAGCGGCAACAGCCACGGGAAACGACTTGCAACGGTAATGGTCAATCATGGTCGATCACTCACCCATATACGCAACTGGGTTAAGTTGCATGTCGATACGCCGCCATGCCCTGACCAATTCTGCGGTAGGCGCGTACCGTTCGACAGCCGACCGGCTACCGTCGTACCGTGCGGCCATATCATTATCAAAACCGATAACAGTATCGGCCATGATATGACGCGCCTCTTTCGCCGTAATGGCCTCACAATGCCAATTGCCATCAAACACGTCGTCGGCAACCCAAGCGTCACGCTCAGCCCTCGAATCAAACACCATGAGATACCCCGGCCATGACCCGTCATCCCATTTTTTGCCGACACCGTAAGTCCAGTAGAAAGCGTAATGATAGCATGCCATCATGCCACCAGCTTTACGAAAGATTCGGGCATGTCACGCCGGAACGTGTACCCGTCGAACATATCGCCGTGCATCTCCTCAACGGCAAAACCATTGCCGCGCATGAATTGTAGAAACTCACTCATGCCCATGCCGCCAAAGCACAGCTCATACCCGTAATCGAGTTTGTTGACCACGCGCGTGACCTGACCACTATAACCGGTGTTCACGTTCAGTTTCGGCCACATCATGAGTGTCTGCATAAGCGGGTTATCTTTCAACGCTAAATCAACTGCCGCACTCTCCTTGTCGTATCCACAGCCTGACACGGTACCGTTAGTGTAGTCGCCGCGAATGCCGGCGAGGTTGGCCCAGACTTCGGCACGCGGGTTACGCCCCCACATGCGTGACCTATGCCAGTCAACGTTAACCCTAAAAACAAGTTCCACACACATTGTGAATCTCCCTTGAATTGATGAAGCGCGGAGACAGCCGCGCGACTGAATGAATCTGATTGAAAGACTTAGTAGCGTTCGTCGATTAGAATGCCGTCTTGGTAGATGTACAGTCCGGTACCGCGTCCGTTGCCCATACGGGCAGAGTCCCAATAGCAGAGTCCCGCCTGACCAGACCCGTCTTCGTTAGCGCAAGGCGGTATGTTGGCCGTGTCACTGCTACCGCAAGCGGCTAACGACATCAAGACGATTACTGCGGCAAACGCCGCGACACACTTATTACGCATGGTTTCCTCACTTCCATGTGAGGCAGTACACTAGGTACTGCCTCTATTGAGTGCATTGATAAAGGTCAGCCCCATGAGTATTAACGGTACTCATGGGGCATTTATGTTAGGCGACTAGATTCTAGCCACCGTCGTGCGTAGTCAGGGCTCGCACCTGATTAAGCCGCTAACCGGCCTACGCTAAGATCTATGGGCACACCACGCCGAACGTGGCACTTTCACCCACTGTAGACACGTGGGCTATGACTCCGATTTATGCTCGGAATCCAAGAGTTTACGAGGATTAGACACGCGCAACACGTCGCATATCTCAATAGCCTTATCGAGCGACACGCCACCGATAGGACGCGCGCCTGTCTCGATAGCGGCTATACGCTCACGTGTATAGCCTAGCTTATCGGCTAGTTGCTTTTGTGTCAGCCCTCGCTTTTGTCTCAGTTCCCTTAGACTCATTGACCCACCTCGCATTCACTACTATGGGCCCGATTATACTAACGCAGACGTAGTTTCTGATGCCATCGCGCGCTGTTATACCCCTCGGCTATCACCCCGAGTCCTCAAGCGCCTACGCTCTACTCGCAGTCTTCCTAACTGCTCCTCATTGCTCACTGGGGTACCCGTATCCGCCGATACTTGCGATGTCATTACCCGACATGGCTCAAGCCCGACACCTCTCACGTATCCGACTGTTGCCCCCAGATGTAGGACGTTTTACGTTGCTGACTACTTGTCGCCAAGATTCAGACACTTGACGTACTCATGTATGACGGGATAGACCGCGCTTGCTGTTGTCAGATAACAGCGACTGCCACGAGTGTGGGCTTACTAGCGTCTACCGGCCTACCGCGCTGAGGTTCGTCAACCGCAACCTACGTTTGCTCACTCTTAAATTATCAATCAACAACCGCTCTCAAGTTCGAGCCGGACAATGTCTAGCGCCGTGAGGCTTGAGGCTTTCCGTTTGGCTTACCGCCTTGCGATAACTCCATCATAGCGTAACCGATTGATTACGCAAGTCGGTATCGCAAACCACCACTAAAACCATTGCGGCCACTAGCATTCCTCGGCGTGTCGAAACCACCATAACCACCACAAAAACCGTCAAACCACAGAGCCCAGGCCACTACCCCAACTCATATAGTTGCACATACAACAGTTGCACCATGCAACAATCACCAAACATGAGCCAACATCACTCAACCTCATGCCGCCGCCGCTCACAGTCCCATAACCACGCATGTATGCGCACGCGCCCATACGCACACGCCTACGCGCGTACACGCGCGGATACGCGCACGCACACGTATGCGCACGCCCACACACACGCCCACACGCACGCATGTACGCACGCATACGCGCACGCATACGCGCACGCCCACACGCACGCGCACACATGGGGGTGGGAGAGCCCCACCCCGGTAAGACGTGGGGGCCGCACGGACAATGGTTCTGCTCGTGAATGATCTGCTGGGCTGTTTTTTGAATTAGCGTTTCATTGGTGGTGGGAATACTCTTGCAACGCTTGCTGCAACGCTTGTTGTGAGTAAAATCTCGTGTAGATGGATTGTCGGGGATTGGAGCAAGGCTCAGATTCCTGACAAATTATTATTCACCCCGTATGCCATTGGCGTCGGGGTTTTGTTTTTGCCGTGCCTTTAGATCACATCAACAGACAGTGTTGGTGTCGTTTCTTGAACCGGGGCGCGGTGTGGACGGTTGGCAGAGTCCGGTTGATTGCAGTGGCTTGCTAAGCCGCCGAACGTCGTTTTGGCGTTCCGCGAGTTCGAATCTCGCACCGTCCGCGAAGTATCGAGGGTCGCTCCCTTGGTGCTTTATGAGGTTGGCTGAATAAACCCGGATTGCATGTATGCCGGGTTAAGGCTGCGTCACGGCTTAGCGGCACCCTTTAGCGGGGGAAGTGTGACGAGGAACGCTACAGCGGTACACGGTTAGTGCATCACATGCTCGGCGTTGGTGGTAAAACGCAATCCACCACCTCGCAATTCTTAGCTCATCTACATGTCGTAGAAGGAGTTTCCTAGGTCGTTTCTATGAAGCGGCCTTTGTTTTCCCGATCTGGTCTGCTACGTAGGGGCTGGGGGTGGATGACCTACGGGTCGCGCCACAATCGGGGTCTGGCGGTAGGCACGTGGAGTGCGCGTCGGCTGTAACCCGACTGCCTTTGGCAATGGGAGTTCGATTCTCCCTGCCGCCACAATCGCAATGTAGTGCCAAATATCTGGTTGTTAGGACTAGGGCTGAATACCTAGGGTGCCCCGGTCGCAGAGAACGTCGGGTAGCGCCCGGAGATCGTCGCATTATATTCGTGCGGCGCGTTGCGAGATTTGGAGAGGCCAGCCGATTGGCGGCGGCAACTGTTCCGAAAACAGTCTGCCCTTACGGGCGTGTGGGTTCGACTCCCACTCTCTCCGCGGAGACGGCTGGTCGGACGTCTGACGAGCGAAATATTACGACCTATATGCCCGTGGCCGAGTGGTTCAGGCACCGGTCTCCAAAACCGGTTACGGAAGTTCGATTCTTCCCGGGTATGCGATGCCTTGAGAAGAGGCAGCTCTTGGCGGTGACAGCTTCTCAGTCATCGCCAGTCGCCGGCGGCGGCTTCACGCCATGCCGTACGGCAATAACTGAATAGCCTTCCTCTAGTGGGAGGCATGGCATTCTAGCTCATTGGAAGAGCGGCGCTCTCGTAAAGCGCAGGTTCGAGTTCGATTCTCGGGATTGCCTCTAGGAGCCGGTGGCTCGTGGACCAACATCCCCTGTATTTGGATTAACCCCGTTGGAATGCTCGCTCGCCACGCTCCCACCGGCTCCGCCCCCTACGTGTAAGGAGTCATCGTGGCTTGGTCATCTTCCAACCGTGATGCACGGTTCAACCCCGGATGGGAGCGGACCCGCAAGCGGATATTAGAGCGGGACCACCATCGATGCCAGTGGATTGTGACCGACTGGCATACGGGGGCGAAGCATATTTGCGGCTATCCTGCCAATGAGGTCGATCATAAGGTTCGCGCGAAGAACGGTGAGCCTGATGATGATTCCCCGTCGAACCTGTGGGCGTTGTGCTCATATCACCATAAGCAGAAAACCGCTCGTGAGAGTGGTGAGGCTCGGGTGGAAAAGCGTAGGAGCCGCGAGGAGGCCGAATGGTATTCGAGGCCGGCTTTTCGATAGAGCGTTGCGCTGTGTTCGGGTGTCTTAACCCGGTGTGTGCCAAAGGGTTGTGCAGGGAGCATTACAACCGGAACTACTATTCCGGCACTCCGTTGAGGAGACTGCGCACCCGCATGTGTCCGGTGTGCTTCAAATGGTTCGACCCTGAGCGTTCCTCTCGCTTGTTCTGTTCGGACAAGTGCCGTTTGAGGTATTTCCGTAAACGTCAACTGCATCCCGAGCTGCCGTCGCGTCCTGAAACCGTGTTGCATGAGCGGACGGTGGAACCGGCTGAACGGCCTCGGATGGTTGTCGAGTCTTTCACCCGTTCGCAGGTGATTGAGAAGTGTGCCGGCCGTTGCCAGAAGTGCGGCGGACTGGTCGATGTAGATAGTGCCGGGCCTGACGGCGCGGCTTTTGAGTGGAAGGTTCCTTTGGAGAAGTCGCATTCAGCGACTTTGGAGAACCGCATTCTCGTTCACGACCGGTGCAGGGGCGAAAAGCCCGTGCGTCGGACAGCCCGGAATGGGCGGAAACGGAGCGTGAATCATGGCAGGAAACGGGCGTAGGGCGTCCAAGATAGCCGCGATGCCTTTGCTGAGCAGTCCCGAGGAGCCGGTTGGGCCGGAACTGCCTGATGTTCGCCCGGATACGGGCGATGAATGGTTGCCGGTCACTCGCCGCTGGTATGAGGATTTGCGTCGTAGCCCGTTGGCTCAGCGTATGGGCGTCGGCCCTGACTGGGATTTCGTGTTGGATACGGCGCTGCTCAAGGATGATTTCAAACGTTCCCGTAAGGGGCGTGCGATTCTGGCGGCTGAGATTCGCCAGCGTGAGGCCATGATCGGCGTCACTCCGAAGGCGCGTAACGATTTGAAGTTCGACGCGCCTCAGGCGAATGATTTGAAGGCGTCCTCGTATTCGGGTTCCTCGAACGTCATCAGCATGGAGGAAGCACGTAGGCAGCGTCGGGCGGTGGGCTGATGCATGACGTTATCCCTAATCTGACCGCCGAGGATAGGGAGCGTTCGCTTGGCTGGCTTGCCTTGTGGTGGATACAGTCGTTCTGCGTCGTGGGTTCGGAGCCCGCGTATGACATGCCCGTGTATGAGAGTCCTGAGTATGCGCGGTTCTACGTGGACTGTTACGCGCTCGACAAGTATGGGCAGCGTCGTTTCAACCATGTGTTCCTGAGTCGCCCCAAGGGTTGTGACAAGTCCGGCAAGGGTGGCCGTCTGGGTTTGTTCGAGGCTTTGGGCCCATGCCGTTTCGCCGGTTGGGCGAAGGGCGGGGAAACCTACACGTTCCTCGGCCAGACTTACGAGTATCTGCCGGGCGAGCCTATGGGCCGTCCCGTGCAGGGCCCGAACGTGGTGTGCATCGCCACCGCCGAAGAACAGACGGATAACGTTTATCAGGTAATGAAGTACAACTGCGAGAACGGGCCTTTGAGCCAGTTGCGCGGTTATGGTCTTGATGTCGGTGAAACCCGTATCCTGCTGCCGGAGGGTGGTTCGATCAAGCCCGGTGCCACCGGTTCTTCCACGCATGACGGCGGCAAGCAGACGTTCATCATCGCCGACGAATCCCACTTGTACAACGTTCCCCGGTTGAAGGCCACGTATCATACGCTGAAACGTAATCTCTCGAAGCGTATGGGCGACGCCGAACCGTGGGTGTTGGAAACCACGACCATGTACCGTCCCGGCGAGAACAGTATCGCCGAGGAGACCTACAAGCACGCTCAGGATATTCGAGAGGGTCGCATCAAGGACCCGAAGCTGCTGTTCGACCACAGGTATTCGCCTTTGAACATCGAGGACCTGGGTGATGCGGGCAAACTGAAGCATGGCCTGTATGAGGCGTATGGTTCCGCCGCGAAGTCAAGGGACGGCAAGGACCATATCATTCTCGCTGATGGCAGCATCGTGCCGGTCAACGACGAGGGTGTGAGCGATGACGGGTATTCGCTTCGCTCCCCCGGCGTGGAGCCGGGCCCGTCGAAGGACGGCTGGGTTGATATTCGCGGCCCTATCGCGGATATCCTCGACCCGGCTTCCGATGTGGGCGATTCGATTCGCTACTACCTGAACAGTCTCACGAGCGTTTCCGACGCTTGGCTGTCCGAATCCCTGTTGAAAAGCCATCTCGCGGGCATCGCATTGTATGCGGGCGTTCCCGAGGGCACCGACTTGGACGAGGCAGCGCCTTGGAAGGACATTATTTCGGACGAGGACGAGATAACGCTTGGCTTCGACGGTTCGCTTTCCGATGATGCGACCGCCTTGGTCGGCTGCCGTGTCAGGGACGGCCTGTTGTTCCTTATCAAACTGGAACAGAAGCCCGAAGGCCCCGAGGCCGCTGACTGGCAGGTCGATGTGGAGGCGTTCGACCGCAAGGTTCGCTGGATGCTGGACAACTACAACGTTGTCGGCTTCTTCGCGGATGTCCACGGCTGGCGTGACCTCATTATCGGCTGGGAAACCGACTACTCGTATCTCGACCTTGTGGGCCAGCGCAACAACGGCGACCCGATCATGTTCCACACGAACAATTGGGAGTCGGACATGAAGCAGGCGTATGTGGACATGCATACCGCGTTCTGCCGTGAATGGACGGCGTGCGATGACGAGGACAATCCCGTCATCGGTGATGTCGCACTGTTGGCCGACCCGAGGCTTCTCGCGCATTTCAGAAACGCGCGAAGGAAGAACCTGCGCAGGACGAACGCCGATGGCTCCACTCAGTACCTCGTGTACAAGGAGACGCCGAACAGTCCGTTGAAGATAGACGCCTGCATCGCAGGCGTCCTCGCATATACGGCGCGTACCCGTTATCTGGAACAGGCCAGTTCCCGTGCGCCGAGGGTGCGCACCCACGTTACCCGAGTGACTTATTAGAAGGACGGTGAGATATGGCCGTGCAGTTGGAGTCGTTGGTTCCCGATGATGTCGAACCGGGAGGCGACGGCGTGGTGCTTACCCGGTTGGCGAACCGGCTGGTGAACCGTATCCCCATGCTGTGCCGGTTGAAAACGTTCTACGACGGCAAGGAGACCGTACCCACGAAGGCGGTCCCCCGCAACATGGATGTGACCAGTTCGGACATCTACCGCAGGTTCGTGGACATCTGCCCGATGAACTTGGCGAGCACGATAGCGAACGCGGTCATCACCTCGGAGAAGCCCACCGGCTTCCGTCTGGTGTCGGACAAGGCGATACGTTCCACCGCCGCAGACGATATGTGGCAGAAGTCGGGCATGAACCTGAAATCGTTGAACATGCTGCGTGACGCATCGATTTACGGTGCCGCCTATGCGCAGGCGTGGTCGACGCCTAACCCGGCCTACATTTCGAGGCTCAGCCCTTGGGATACCGTCGTTTCCGACGATAAGAGCGCGGCCATCGTCTACTCGTATGACGCGGATGAAGGCACCGAGAACATCGCCTTGTACCGTCTGGTCCGTGACGATAAGGGCAATGTGACCGACGTGTATGGTCGTGTCGCCAGACGTGAGGTGGAGTCGCGGACGCTGCCGACCGACAGTCCCGACTATGAGGATGCCGTGTATGAGCTGGCGAACGATGATTCCAAGAAGAAACCGTCGTTGCCCGCCTTGTTCGAATGGGTGGGCGCGGCCAGTTCCGATGGTCTTGATTTCGCCCGTGACTGCGGTTGCCTGCCCATCGTCCAGTTGAAGACCGCGACCGGTCGAGGCCAGTTCGAGCCTCATCTTCCGACGTTGAGCGCCATCGACCAGCAGCGTTTCCAACGTTTCTGCATTCAGGAGATGCAGGCGTTCAAACAGCGTTGGGTGTCCGGCGACCTTCCCGAGTATTACACGAAGCAGGACCCGGCCGTGAAGGCCAACCGTGCGCGTGCCGGCGAAAAGATCGACTACTCGTCCTTGTTCGAGCTTGGCCCCGCCGCCTTGTGGCTGATGCCGAAGGACGCGAAGATGGGCGAAAGCTCCGTGACGGACATCACGCCGATTGTCTCCGCCGCGAACACGGACATCAAACAGTTGGCCGGCGCGTCCGGCACCCCGTTGTCGATTCTCAGCCCTGACGTTTCCGGCAGCGCGGCGGGAGCGAAGCTCACCACCCGCATGTTGAGGCTCAAGGTGCAGGACATGAACGAGCGTGCCAATGATGCGTTCGTGCTGCTGCTTCGCATGGCGTTGGTCGCAAGCGGCCAGCAGTCCGCCGCCGATGAACGTTTCGAGACGATGTGGCAGCCGGTCGAAACTCCCACCGATTTGGAGCAGGCGCAAGCCGCCAACTATGTGAAGGGACTGCTGCCGGTCAAAACCATCATGCGACGGTTCCTGAACATGAGCGAGATGGATATAGCCGAAGCCATGCAGGACTTGCAGGACACGGCTTTCGCCACCGCCCTGAGTCAGGAGAACACTCTGGTCGAAGGCAAGACCTTACAGCAGTCGGCTCCCACCTTGCAGGACACGTTGGATTCGACATCGACCATCCCTGACCTGAACGACACTCTGGGCGACGAGACGTTGGACTCCACCAATGAGGTGACGTGATGGCCGACATGACACAGGCGCTGACCGTCATGGAACGGCAGCGTCAGGCGCTGGTCGACGCCTACGTGCAGCGTGCGTGGAACATGTGGAAGTCGCTCGACCCCGCCGACTGGTGGAACGACGCGATAACACAGGGCGTGTCCGCGTGGATAACACAGAATCAGATCGCGTTCATCAAAGCCATGCGGCATCTGGGCGTCTCCTATGCGGACGTGATGCTCGGCATGGTGAACATGCCTTCGGATGGTCAGATTCCCGAATACATCGTCACAAGGGACAACACCGACCCTTGGGCGGTGAGCGTGCGTCCTGCCGACGCCTATCGGAGCATGGCCGTAAGGGACCCGTCGATACGCCCGCTGGCATGGGACAATCTGGACGATTACGTGCAGAAGGCCGTCGATGATTGGCTTGACGCCGCCGTGAAACGGTTGACGGACAATGCGAACACCGATGGTCAGATAGCCATGAACAGTGCGGCCACGCAACGATTCCGCGGTTCCGGCGTCAGAAAATACCGTAGGGTCATACACCCCGAGCTTTCCAAGACCGGCACGTGCGGCCTGTGCGCCGTCGCGGCCACGAACGTGTTTTCCACGGCCGACCTTCTGCCCATGCACAACAACTGCAAATGCACCGTCGCCCCGATCACCGCGAACAATGACCCCGGTCTGAAACTCAACCGGGAGGATTTGGACGCCATCTACAGGAAGGCTGGCAGCACGTCAGCCGCCGACCTGAAAAGCGTGCGCGTCATCATGGAATCGCATAGCGAGATCGGGCCGATTCTCACGCAGTCCCAGTGGCGGCGTGAATACGATGACGGCACTCCCGCGCCGGAATGGCATATCCCCGACCTGAACATGACGCGCACCGCGTTGCAGCGCATGTACGCGAGGGCTATGGAGTTCCAACAGCATTATCAGAAAGTGCTGGATACGGGCGAGGAAGACGATTTTCCATTCGAGGGTCGAAAGTACAGCTTCCGGCCTTCGGTGCATTTAAGACAAGCCATGTCCTACCAGAGGGCGTGGCTCCAATACCTGCGGTCGACCCTCGGTTTGGCCGCGTGAATGAAAGGGGCGGGCGGATGCCTACCAAGGAAGAACAGAACACTGCCGAAACCGAAACGGTTCAGCAGTCTCAGCCTGAAACGGGCGCGGCAGAAACGACCGCCGACATTCAGGAAAACAATGAAAACGTCAAGCCGGAGGAAAACCCCGGTGACAACGAGCTCGCCAAGTGGAAGGCGATGAGCCGTAAGAACGAGAAGCAGGCCGAAGCGAACCTCAAGCAGGTGCAGCAGGTTCAGGCCGAGCTTGCCCAGGTGCGTGCCGACAACGCGCGTCTGATTGCGAAGAGCACGTATCCGCAGGTCACTGACAAGGTGTTTGAAGCCCTGTACAAGGGTGATGGCACGCCGGAGGATATCGCGGACTTCGCCAAGTCCTATGCGGAGCTCAACCCCATCCAACCCGGTTCGCCGTTGGGCGTTCAGCCGAACGGTCGTGTTCAGGTGCCGGAAGCCGAGGCTCTTCGCAGCGTGGGCCGAAAGGCCGAGAACCCCGAGGGCGAGTTCAATCCGAAACCAAAGCGCGGCGACGCCTACAAGCGTACGATGGACCGTCAGAACGCCCGCCGCCGCAACCATAACAAGCAAACCAAATGAAAGGAGCCATACTCATGGCGCTTCCTATTGAAATGGTGCATGGCACCGGCCTGACCACCGTTGAGGAAAACAATGAGTGGCGTTTCGGCGAACAGTCGGGCGGCGTGGTCTCCGTGACCATCGTCCCCGAACTGTTCAACGTCGATGACGAGACTCTGCGCAACAAGTACCTGACCGGGGTCAGCCCGACAGCCACGACCATCTACATCCGTTCCGGTATTCCGCTCGCCAAGATCACGAGCGGCACCAACAAGGGCGCTTACGGCCCGTATGACCCGCAGGCTACCGATGGCCGTCAGACCGCCATCGCCGGCCTGTTGGAGTCCGCCGTCGCCGTGAACGTCACCTATTCCGGCTGGCAGGTCGATAACACCTATGTGGGCCTTCGCTACCGTGGCGACATTATCAAGAGCAAGCTGCCGGTCGTTCCCGCCGACGAGGCCAAGTGGGGCGGCTGCTTCTACGATGTCGAGGATGATGCTGTCACCGCATTGTCCGGTTCAGCTGGCGCTGCCGGTTCCGCTGGTGTGGGCGTGAAGTCCATCACCTTGACCAAGAACACCTCTGGTGCCATCACCGGTGGCACTTGGGTCGGCACCGACAACAAGTCGAACACCATCACCATCGCCTGACACCCCGTCTAAACCGATTCTTTGAAACCCGCCCCTCGTGGCGGGTTTTCTCATATCTGAAAGGAAATATCCAATGGCATTGGACAAGGAAATCTTCCCGCCGAGCGAAGCCACCGAGGTTGCGCAGGCGGGCTTCGATTACGTGAACGGCATTCTCCCGTTCTCCACCATGTTCCCCATCCAGTCCAATGACGGCGAATGGACCGTCTCTTGGACGCCGAATCTGCCGACGCTCTCCATGAACGCCATGCAGCGTCGTGCGCTGGACGCCGAGATCGGCCACACTTCGATGGTCGAACAGTCCGCCGAACAGCATACGGGCCTTCTGCCCCTGTCCGGCATGGACCACATCACCGAACGTGATATGGCCAAGCACGCGAACGACAAGCAGTTCATCCACGACAAGGCCGAAGCCAAGACCACGCATCTGGGCCAGACCGCCGCCGTGACCCTTGAACTTGAGTCCATCTCCGCGATGATGGATGGCAAGATCACCATCAACGAGAACGGCGCGAACGTTGTCTACTCGTTCGGCCGTCCGGCCAAGCAGCATAATCAGACTCCGACCACTCTCTGGTCCCAGGCTACTTCCGACCCGATCGCGGACGTTCAGGGTTGGATTGAGGTCATGCGCAAGAACAAGGGCCGTACACCGCACGCCGCGTTCACCACGTCGAAGGTCATCGACGCATTGCGCGTCAACGAACAGTTCCGTCAGGAAGTGTCCGGCATGGACTTGGCTCATTCCAAGCCACGACTGTCCCGCGACCAGGTGCTGGGCGTTCTCGCCAGCCAGCTTCAGCTGAACGACGTGCGTATGCTCGACCTCGAATACGAGAACCTTGAACTGGACGGCGGCTTCAAGATGGACGTGGACACCACCACGCTCATCCCCGATGCCACGTTCGTCATGCTTCCCTCGTTCAACGACCCGACCCTTGGCTTCACCGCTTCCGGCCCGACCGCCGAAGCCCAAAACTCCGAGTATGAGATCAGCAAGAGCGTCAACGACGGTCTTGTCGCCGCCATGCTCTCCCATCAGGCTCCGGCCAACTACGACCTGTGGGTGAACGGCACCGCGTTGCCGGTGTTGCAGGACGCCGTATCGACCTTCAAGGCGAATGTTCTGTAGCCTGTAGGAGGTTCCCGTGTCCAGCAGCATCGCGTCCGGTATCGACTGGAAGAAGTACATGCAGTTGGAGTTGGTCGATGACAAGCGTCTCGCCGACCGGTATTCGAACGAGTGGATCACCCACAAGTGCCGTATCGCGGCGAACATGGCGCTGTCATGCAGCCCGGACGTGGAGCCGCGCCTGAACAACGGCTATCTGGATGAGGAGACGTTCGCCTATGTCATCTGCCAGATGGTCATTCGCGTGATGCGCTGGACCGATCTGAAGTCGGAGACGAACGGCTCCTACACGTATGAGAATCGCAGTCCGCAGGACAATCCGCCATCCTATGACGCTTCCCCGAACCTGTACGTGAGCAAAAGCGAAAAGCAGATGCTTCTCGGCCACGAGGAGGGGAACGGGCCGATAGGAACGGTGTTCGTCGGCGTCAACAGAATCTGGGGGCTTTGATGGAGAGCGAAACGCTTGACACAGGGCATCTCTTCGATGATGTCGATGCCGACGAGATAGGCGGCGGCCATCTGTTCGACGGGCACGATGAAGTCAGTAAGCAGGTTCCTGACGATCTGCTTCATCGTGACGTGATCGTCTATGAGGGCATGGCCCCGTGGGTGACGTGTCATGGGAGCACGACCGTTCCGAAGTATTTGGATGCGGATGGTAGGGTTCTTGACCCAGCCACGGTTTCCGATGTGGTTCGTGCGAGTGGTTTCGTGCCGTCCATCACCAGTGGCGGCGTCCTGTACACGGCTGATGTCCACAAGGTTTACTGTTGCGTGGTCGGACGCACCCAGAAGAACAGTGTCATGAGTGAGAACTGGGCGCAGGATACGACTCCGCAGAAGTTCGGCGGCAATCGCGAGATGAATCAGGTGAAGGTTCTCGCGCCGGAATGGCATGGTGACTTCTACTCACGGTTCTGGCTCGACGGCTCATGCTATGAGGTTGACGGTTCGCCGGTCTTTCTTCCTCATTCGTCCGATACGGCTAGGCATTACGAGTTTCCGGCTCGCCGCGTGTATGCGGCCGAGTTGGCTCATAACAAGGTGAGTCCGCCTGTTCCACCGAAGGGGGCTGAAACATGGGGTATGTGAGGCTTCGTCCTGATTTGAATGCGAGGGTCGCGGAAACGTTCGGCGGTAAGGCCACCCGCCCCCACGCTTTGAAGGTTCAGGCCCGTGCGAAGGCGTTGGCCGACATGCGGGCGAAGCATTCGAGCGTCGCTGACCGTATCAACATCGACGTTCACGCTCACGGCTTGCATACGAGCGTGGTCATGAGCGTGACCGGGCGTGACGGCTCGCAGATCGCATCCTATTTGGAGTATGGGTATTTCAATCTGCGTGCGCAACGTCATATGCCGGGCATGTATGTGATGAGCGAGGCCAAGTATGGCTGATCTGAGCGTGCGTGCCCCGTTGGATGCCGAGGGGCTGGTCGATGCGCTGTTCAAGCGTGTCGACTTCCGTAAGGCCGGTTTTGATAACGTCGTGGTGTTGCCGCGTGCCATCGCGGATACGGATTCGTATGCGTTGGACCATGACGTGGTGATCTGGCATTGCGGCGCTCCGGTCCAGCCGGATTGGAATGTGAAGGCGTGGGTTTGGCGGTTCGCGTTGTCGCTGACCGTGGTGAACCGTGATCCTGACATCAGTTCCAGCCTGTGTTCGTTCCTGCACGAGACGATTTCACGTTGGCCTTATGGCGAGCCTACCGAGTTTGGCCGTGTGGGTGCGATTCCTGACAATCCCGCGTTTGAGCAGGTCGCCATTGGTGACGTGGTGACTACGAAGACCGCTGTCGTGCGTTCCTGCACGAAGCTGGTGCAGGCGGGTTCCGTCCGCTGATTTTCCCAATAATTCAAAGATTCTGATTTTAAAGCCCTGTCCGCTTGCGGATGGGGCTTTCTTGTTAAGGAGGGCCATTCATATGGCTATCAATGATAAATCCGTGTTTACCAGTGTTCGCGGTGCAGCGTTTCTTGCCAATGCCAATATTGCTTTGCCGAGTCTGAAACTGTTTGGTTTGGAGGTGGCGACCGTTGGCGCGACCACCCAGAAGTATACGAACATGGGTCATTTGAGCGCGTCCGACCTGCCGTCTTTCGAGACGAGCGGCGGCGACGCGACAACCAAGGATACTTGGAACAAGAGCAAGTTCCGCACCACTTACGATTCCGTCACCGGCAAGGTCACGATTTCCAGCATCCAAGGCGACAAGGAAATGTTCAAACTGATGTTCGACGCTGCCGAAATCACCGGTGGCGGCACCGCAGTCGCCTTGGATAAGGTCGAGCAGCCGAAGGCGCTGTTCATCTACGTCGAGGACACGAACACCGGTGAGAAGTTCGGCATTTGGATTCCGAACCTAAGCCTCGCCTATAGTGAGCTTCCGTCCTTGGCTCAGGATGATTTCAACACGTTCAAGCTGGAAGGCAACATCATGACTTCCACTGTTCTTCCGAGGACCAAGAGCGGCAAGGCTTCCAGCATCGCTTTCTATGATCCTGACGATTTCGACCATGCTGCTGCGTGAGTCTGAGGGTTTTTGATTCTTCCCCTGACGGGTGTTCTTCTCCTGTCTGTCGCCCATCAGGGGATTTTCTTTTTTACCGCAGACGGGTGTTGGCTTTTTCACAGATTGGAGTTTTGTATGGCTGAAAACGATGTTGAAGAGAATGTTTTTCCGACTGATTGGGATGGTCTGGCCGGTTACGATGATGTGATGGCCGGATTGCCGGAAATGGTGCAGGCGGAATCTTTCTCGCCGTCTCAGACCGCGTTGTTCGCCGTGGTCGAACGTCGTTTGAACGAGCGTCTGCTTGTCATGCGTGACGGTGGCGTGTTTGGCGGCAAGGCGAAGAAAACCGTGTCGGATGATGCGGTTGCCGTTGCCATGGCCGAATACGTGGAGATCGCTGACCCTTTCTACAAGGGGCTTGCCGTTGATGCTGACGCTTACGCGGAGTGGACGAAGGGTCGTGGCCTGTTTGACCTGTTGAACATGTTCGCAGCACTCACACGCTTCTATGTGGAGCGTTTGGGAAAATCAAGCGCCTCGAAAAAGCAGTCTCGGACTGTCGAGTAGGGGTTGTCTCCGATTTTCGTCGTTTCTACCGGCTGAATCTTCCGGCTGACGTTCATGCGTATGATCCGAATTTTCTTTGCGACTTGTTGGATGGTTTGGAGGCCATTCCCGATTCGCAGTGGCGTGCGTGGCTGTTGGAGCATGATGGTGCCGGTGGCGGTTCCGGCAGTTCCGAACGATTGCAGTTGGAGTGGCTTGGTTTCGGCCAGTCCGAAATGCTGTTGCTGCAATTGCAGAACACGTTGGATTCGTTGCGTTCGCTGGCTGTTTCTCATTGGAGTGGGAAGAAGGTTGGCTTTGAGCCGATTCTTCCGCCCGGTGTTGATGCCGTGTCTCGTGATGTCAATCGTGTGGATGGTTCGCATGTGACGAGTCTGGCTGACTATATGGCTCGGGTTCGTAGTTGCTTCGGCGGCTGATTCTGCCGGTTTTTTGTTTTTGCCCATGTTTCCGAGGGGTTTTTCCTCTTTCTTCCCCTTGGATTCGTGGGTGTTTCTTTTAGGAGTGTGTGCGTATGGAGCGTCCTGCTTTTTCCGCTGGCGAGGTTGGCATTGATGTCGTTCCTCTTACCGACCGGTTTTTCGCCGAACTCAAGGCGAAGCTGCATGATCTTCGTGATCTGACGGTTCCGGTTGAGTTCGACCCGGATGACATGGCCGCTTCGCGCACGTATGAGAAGTGGAATGGGCGTGACGCTCATGTCAATGTCTCGTATGACGTTGACATGTCCGGCTTGCGTGAACTGTCGAAGCAGGATGAACTGCTGCGCAAACGGTATGAGAAGCCCGTCAAACCGGTTTTCGACGGCAGTGGTGTCGTCAAGGGTCTGGATATGGCGATCGGCCGTGTCGAACAGTTGCGTAAGGTTCAGAAGAACGTCGGCGACGTGTTCACTGAGAATCTTGGCGTGTTCGGGAAGACGGAGACGAGCCGGTTGAAGGAGCAGATGCTTCTTCTTGACCGGTCCGAAGAGAGGACGCGCAGGATTCGCGCCGACCGTGACGAACTTGTTTCGATGCGTGGCGACGAATGGAACCAGCTGAACAGGCAGATTCTTGGCAACATGAGCACGTTGGACGCTTTGCAGAAGCGTTACGACGAGTTGGGTTCCGAGATTTCCAAGGTTGCTTTGTACCGTGATTCGCTTCGTGGCGGTGGACGCCGCGATGAGGCGAAGGCGCAGACCGTCAGACTTCGTGAGCTTCGAACCGAATACCGTGCGACCGCACGCAACATGCGCGAGGTCACGAACGAGACGAACAGGCTTGCCAGACAGCAGGACAGGTTGAAGTCCGATAGTGTGGCGAAGTGGATTCACGATTTGGACAAGCAGCTTGTCGAATTGGATTCGCATACGAAGTCCGTGCGTGACACGTTCGATAGCGTGGCCCGTAGCGGTTTCGTCAAATCCTCCGACATGGGCAAGACGAACGTTCTTTCCGGCGTGAGCTTTTTCGGCAAGGACTTGAACCGTCAGCTCAATGCTGAACGTGCCGCGCGCAGGGAGCAGGAGCGGCTGAACGATTCGTGGCGTGATGGTGCCGAATGGCAGGGAACCTGTTTGGAGGGCGCAGCACGGTATGCGCGGAACCTGAAGACCGCCTCCAACGTGATGAACACGTACGGCAAGGACGTGAAAGAGGCGAACCGTCTGCTTGACGAGCAGGAACAACGGCTGACCGGCTTGCAGAATGCCTTGCGCGGCGTGAACAAGTACGGCAGGTATTCGGAAGTCAACAAGCAGTTGAACGACCAGCTCGCCGCCGTCAACAGGCTCCGCAAGCAGATCGAATCCAATCCGATCAAGACGAGACTCGTGTTGGATGATAGTCGGTTCAACCGCAAGTATGCGAACATCACACATCAGGTAGGCGAGTTGACGAAGAAGCTCGAACGTGAGAACGAGCTTAGGATTCGTGTTGATTTCTGGACCGACACGGCTGATGCGCTTGAAGAGCGTCTGCGTAGGCTTCAGCAGGGGCGTATCCGTATTCCTGCGGATATCGTCGTTGACAATGAGAATCTGATTGAGCGTGCCCGGCAGGTCGCCGAAGAGGTGAGACGCAACCCGGATCGCAAGGTCGAGCTTGAGGCCGATCTTGATCTGGATATGAAGCGTGCCGAGGAGCGTATCAAGGATTTCCAGAAGGCCAATGACACGTTCAACATGGACGTGGACTTGGAGACTGCCGCCGCACGCGCCCATCTCGCTTACTTCACGAGACCGCGCACGGTTGATATTTTCGCGGAGTTCAAGGGCACTGATCTCGGCAAGATCATGAGCGGCATGACCGCTGGCGCTACTGGTGTCCGTGGCGTGCAGAACGAGTGGCAGAAGCTCGTTAACGTGTTCGACAAATTCGATGAGGTCGTGCCGAAGTGGAGTCTGCTGGGCGCGGTGTTCGCGTCTGCTGGCGCTGGTGCGTTGAACCTGTCCCGCACGGCTGGCAGTGCCGGCGCTTCTCTGGTGATGATGAGCAAGGCGGCTCTGGCCGCTCCGGGCGCACTGTTGGGTGTGACCGCTGCTTTCGGCGCTGGATATTCCGCCGTGAAGAATTACGCGGATTATATCGACGTGTCCACTACGAAGTTGGGCGGCTTGCAGAAGAAACTGTCGGATTCGTTCTGGACGGAAGCCAAGCAGCCGGTCATCGACATGATGGACGCTTTGGGCGGCAACGGGTTCGTTGACGGTATGGAGAAGGTTTCCTCCGCCGAAGGCAAGATAGCCGCGAACGCCGCGAAGATAGTCGCCCAAGGCGAATACGTGTCCCGTATCAATTCGATTCTCGGCAATGCGGTCAAGGGCGTGAACGCGCTTGACCCTGGCGTCCAGGCTGTCACCGCTTCCGTTGTGAGGCTTGGCGACAGCACCAGCTCGTATCTGCCGCGCATGGCCAACTATGTGAGCCGCAACGCCACGCTGATGGCGCAGTGGGTCGATGAGGCGGAGCGTACCGGCAAGGTCACTCAGGCCATGGAGAAGGCCATCGAGCAGGGTGGCTATCTCATGTCCAGCGTCAAGTCCCTCGGTGGTATCCTCAAGGGCACGTTCGGCACGTTGGCCGAGGGCGAGAACGGTATCGAGAAGTTCTCCGACGCTCTGAGCCGTGCTGACAGGGCCGTGAACGGCGTGAAGTTCCAAGCCACGTTGGCCGCGTGGGCTGACGGGGCGAAGACCGCTTCGGGCAAGTTCCATGATTCGTTCCGTGAGATTGGCGACGCGGCTTATGAGCTGCGGGACACGACGAAGCAGGCGTTCATTGACGCAGGCTCCATGGTGTCCACCGGCATTGGTTCCATCAGCAGTCTTGTCGGCAAGTCGAAGCATGGCATCGCTGACTTCAGCAATGGCGTGTCAGATGGATTCCAGAAGATGTTCCGTGCCGTTGATTCCGCCTCTCCGATGTTCGACAGTCTGCTGTCGATGGTCGGCGAATTGTCCGACACGTTCGGTGGAACGTTAGGGAACACGTTGAAGTCGTCGGCTCCGACGATCAAGGTGTTGGCCGATGGCGCTTCCGCCATGGCCCAGGCGTTCGGCAAGCTGCCTGCGCCCGTTCAGGCGATGGTCGGCATGTATGCGACGTTCGGCAAGGCCGGCATCAGCGCTTACAATTCGTTGAAGCGTGGCATGTTGCAGAACATCGAATCCACGTTGCAGTATCGGAAGACTTTGAGCCAGTTGGGCATCACCTCGCAGGAGACTGCGATCAGTATGAGCGAGCTGGTTCGGGCTATGGCTCGTTTGAAGTCCGGTCAGACTGCTGGCGTGCTGACCGGTGAGGTTTCCGAAATTCGCCGGATGGGTGTCGCTGCCGACGAGACCACTGCGAAGCTGAATCGCATGAATCGTGCGCAGGCTGGCGGTTCCGCCGTCGCTGGTGTTGCCGCTGGCGCTGGTTCCACGGGCTTGGTTCATGGTATCGGCGAGGCGGCTGAGGGAGCCACCCGCAAGACTGGTTTGCTGAAGACTGCCTTGAGTGGCGTGGTCGATTTCCTTGGCGGGCCTGTCGGCATCGCCATCGGCGGCGCGACCACGGCATTGAGTCTGGCGGGCAGTGCGATCAGCTCGTACAATGATGCCGTCGCGCACACGCAGACGGTGAACCAGACCGTCGCCGACTCGTTCAAGAACGTTCAAAGCGGTGCGGAGAACGCCTCCACGGCTGTTTCCAAAGCCAAGAAGACCGTTTCTAAGAATTGGACCGACAAGGATTACGGTTGGAAGCTCCCTGGTGGCAACGCCATCGAGAAGGGGCTTAGCAGTATTCAGAAGTCGATAAGCCCGTTCAAGAACGCCTCCGATGCAGCCGATACTCTTGGCATCAGCGTCAAACAATTGAATTCCGCCGCGACCGGAACGAACGACGCCTATGACAAGATGCATAAGAAGCTTGAGGACATCAAGAACGACCAGCAGTGGGTCATGGGCGCGAATGGTCAGATGGTGAACGTCAACGAGCAGCAGACCGAGGCCGCCGAACGGCTGCTTGGCGTGCTTGAAGACTCCCATACCGAATGGGTGAAGGGCATGAAGGTGGCGTCTGATTGGGTCGGCAGCGCCGATAGCGTCGCCGACGTTTCGGCGTTGGCCGCCGACAAGCTCAACCTGCTGTCCGAATCCCTCGCAGCCAACAACTACGAACTGGACGGCAACAGCAAAAACGCCCAGGCCAACCGCAAGATGATGGCCGATTACGCGAACAGCGCTTTACTGGCCGCGAAGAACATCATCTACGCGGGCAATGGCAGCGCCGAAGCGAACCAGAAAGCCAAGAACGCCGTCTATTCCGCACGTCAGGAAATCATTCAGATGGCCGAACAGTGCGGCATGTCAGCCGAGGCCGCTGCTGGGCTTGCCGACCAGATGGGTCTTATTCCCGATAACGTGTCCACGAAGTTCGATCTGACGAATATGGATTCGGTGAAGGCTCAGGTTCAGGATTATATCGACCAGCTTGAGTTGACCAAAGGTCAGAAGGAAATCATTCTTGATCTCGTCCAGAAGGGTGATATAACGAGTTTCGACCAGTTGGTCGGTGCCGTGAAGGCGCTTATGGGTGGTGCGAGCGAGAAGGATTTGGTCATTCTTCTTGACGCTCAGGATAACGCTTCGGATAAGATCAAGGATGCTACGGCTTTAGCTAAGGGTTTTGGCCTGACGAAGGCTGAGATCGATATTCTCGCCAAGGATGAGGCTGGCCCGAAGTTGGATGCCGTCAAGCAGAAGCTTCGTGACAGCGGGCTGACCGACGCTCAGATTCAGATTCTCATCGACGCTTTGGACAAAGCCAGCGACAAGATGGACAAGACCAATTCCAAGAAGAATCAGACCGCCAAAGGCGTGAGTTTCAGAATCGACGCCACTGATGATGACGCCAGCGTGAAATTGGCGAAATATCAGGGGCTTAACGGTTCCACGCTTGCGACCGCGCACACGTTTGTGATTGGCGATGATTCGAGCGCCCGGAACGCTTTCGACAATACGAGAGCGTATGACGGTGTGACGTTGGCTCAGCCGTGGGGTCGCGTGTTGGGCGACAACAGTGTGGCACGTGCCGCGTTCGCTGCCATTCAGGCGTTCAACGGTGTGACCATAGCAAGCCCGTGGGGTCGTGTGCTGGGCGACAACAGTGGTGCGCATACGGCGTTCATGGAAACGAACGCATATGATGGTACGACGATTTCCCGCCCGTGGGGTCGTGTGCTGGGCGATGCTTCCGATGCCCAAAGCGTGTTCAGCTACATCAGCTCGTTGAATGGCTCCGTTATTGCCACCCGTTACGTGAATATCGTCACCCAAAATATCGACGGTGGTCGCACGAAAGTGGCTACCGGTGGCCGTATCAGCGGGCCGGGTACCGGCACATCTGATTCCATCCCGGCGTGGCTGTCGAACGGCGAGCATGTTATTCGTGCCGCTGCGGCGAGCAAGCTTGACCGTACTGTCGGCCCGAATTTCCTGAACGTGTTGAATGCGACCGGCGATCTGGACAGGGCGGTGTCTCAGGCTCGCACGTCGTATGCGCGTTCCGCGCGTGACATGAGCCGTAACGCCTACGCTTCCGGCGGCAGGGTCCAGAGAATGTTGGATTCGGCCACGTCCGTCACGGTCAACATTCCTTCACGGGATGATCGCGAACTGGTGTCCGCCGTGAACGATCTGCGTCGTGAGGTTGCGGGCTTCCGTGACGGTATCGGCGGCGAGATCAGCCGTAACAGCAGTCCTTGGCCTAGCAAGCGTGATTTCGTCCGTGATGTATTGGAGGCCAGTCGTGGTAGGTGAGCTTGCGTATGTGAGTGGTTTGACCGGTGAACGGTTCGACGTGTCGGATTATGCGACGGTTGATTTCGAGGGCGCGTTGGAGTTGCGTGGCCGTGAATGGGATTATACGGTGCGTAACGGCGGGTTGACTGGTGTTTCGAGGAAACGTCGGGAGATTTCCGTTGACGTGCATTATGGTGATGCGGCTGCGTTCGACTCGTTCATGCGGACGGTTGACGCTGATCTGGCTGTTGGCAAGCCGGGACGGTTGGAGGCTGTGAATGGTGCGGGGGAGGTTTGGACGCAATCGTGTTATGCGGTGAAGTCCGAGGCCTCCTCGCATCCGGATTCGTCCGACCCGGTGTGTGCGCTTTCGTTCGTCTTGTTGGATGGTGTGTGGCGTCATGATGCCGTTACCGTGTCGTATCATCCTGTGTCCGAGTCTGCTGTGTCTGGCTTGGATTTGCCGACTGACATGGGTTATGATCTGGCTGTTTCGCGTCAGTCATGCATGGTGTCTAATCGTATGCGTGTTCCGATGCCGTTTCGTCTGGTCATATATGGGGCTGTGTCGAATCCGTCGTTGACGATTGGCGGGAACGTGTACCGGTTGAATGGTGATGTTCCGGCTGGCGCTTACGTGGTGGTTGACTCGTTGAGGAAGTCGATCATGCTGCATGATGCGGATGGTTCTTTGCGGAACGTGTTTTCGTGGGGTGTGCGAGGTTCCGGTTTGAATCGTGGACAGTATGTTTTCCAACCTGTTCCGGCTGGTTCGAGCGTGGTTGAGTTGGGTTCCGGTTTCGGTTTTGATCTGACGGTTGTCGAGGAGAATGGGGACCCGACTTGGTTGATCTGATTTGCGCTGACGAGAATGGCGTGCCGTTCCATGCGGTTTCGGATTGCGTGTTTGATTGCGCGTGGGGGTCTGGTGAGAATGATTTCGAGCTGACGTTGTATGACGGTACGGTGCTGCCTGACCGTGGTCTTGTCTATGTGGATGGGACCGAGGCTGGCGGCATCGTCGATCATATGAAGGATGAACTGTCGGACGGTGTGAGTGTCGTAACGTATTCCGGTCGGAGTTGGCATGGCATGTTGGCCGGTAAGGTGTTGCAGCCGGATTCGGGGCAGGATTATCTGAAGGTGTCCGGCCCTGTGAATCAGGTGTTGTCGAACCTGTTGGCCCGTATTGGCTTGGCTGACGTGTTCAAGGTTCGCGCGGATTCCACGAAAACGATTCCAACGTTCCGGTTCGACCGGTATTGCACTGCGTATGATGGCATCCGCAGGATGTTGGCCGCGAATGATCTGAAACTCATGTTTCAGGAGGTTGACGGCACTGTATGGATGTATGCCAAGCCGATTGTTGACCATAATGATACGGTTGATTCCGATCTGGTTGATTTTTCCATCACGAAGGATTACCGGCGTACCAACCATATGATCGGCTTGGGCAAGGGTGATTTGAGGAATCGTCTGGTCGTCCACTATTATGCGGATGGTTCCGGCAAGGTGTCCAATACGCGCACGTTCGGTGGTCGTGACGAAATCGCCGCAGTCTATGATTATTCGTCCGCCGAGAAGGACGAGTTGGACAAGCAGACGAAGAAGCAGTTGCAGGATTTGCAGGGCGCTGGCGCTGTCGATGTGACTGTGCATGACGGCTTGTCGCTTGATGTGGGCGATAGGGTTGCGGGCTGCGATCATGTCACTGGTCTGACGGTTACCGCCATCGTGTTGAAGAAGATCGTGAAACTGTCCGGCGGCTTGCTGTCCGTATCGTATGAGGTTGGCGACGCGGCTTCCTCGAAGACGGAATACTCGAATTACACGAGTTCCTCTTCGTCTTCGGGTTCGACTGGTGGTGGCGTGTCTTTGACGGCTGGCCGTGGCCTGTCGATTTCAGGCGGCACGATCAACGCGGAGGTCGCTTCCGAGGATTTGGATGCCGTCAGGCAGGTCGCCGATGCGGCGAACAGGACGGCTTCCGGTTTCGCGGCGCAGATCGGCAAGGCGAATCAGACCGCCGAGGACGCGAAGAACGTAGCCGATGCGGCCAAGAGCGTGGCCGACAGTGCGAAGTCGGGCATGATGACCGATGACGAGCGGTCGAAGCTCGCTTCGGTCGAACGGGGCGCGAACGCCTACACGCTGCCGAAGGCGTCCACGGACGTGTTGGGTGGCGTGAGGGTGGACGGTTCCTCGATCGTGAGCGTGGATGGTGTCATCAGCGCGCATGTCGGCGGCGGCGCTTCCGGGAGGGTCGTGTTCCCAATCGGATACGTGGTCCAGAACACGACCGGTGTCAACCCTTCCGTTGATTTCGGCGGCACGTGGAGGCAGTTGCCTTCGCTTGGTTGTTTTACGTTTGAAAGGATAGGCTAGTGAAATCTGACGGTTACTCGAAGTACGTGTGCGACAAGTGCGGCAAGACCGCTTATGTCGCCGCTGGTGACACTGAGGCGCGTGAATGGTTCACCGTGCGCCGCTATTCGGCTGGCAAGGCGACCCGCATCGCGGATGATGTGCCGCCTGACATCTATGAATTGTGTTCCAAATGCAATACGTCTTTCATGACGTTCATGCAGAAGGATGACGCTTCGTTTGAAGCATGGTTGAAGGAGGTCGGACAGTGACCATCGAACTGGTTGACGGCAAGGCCGGCACGGCTCATATTTCAAGCGAGGACAAGGCGATCATCCATCAGGCCAAGTTCTCGAAGTCCGACGTGGTGTTCGACTGGGGCGACGTGTTCAAATGCTCGATGAGTTCGTCCAACAGGGCGACGATCGGCACCGGCTGCGCGTCGATACAGGGTTTGGACTGGCATATCACGGCGGCGGAATCGGTGACGATCTCCAACGGATCGCAGGGCATGAAACGCAATGACATCATTTGCGCACATTACCATCGCAACTCTTCCAGCGGTATCGAGAGTGTGGAATTGACCGTGTTGAAGGGCACGCCGAACGCGACTGCCGCCGCCGACCCGACCATTCCGTCAGGGAAGATATTGTCCGGCGCGGTTGACGCGTACATGCCGTTGTGGCGTATCCCGCTTGACGGCATCACGGTAGGCACGCCGGTACGCCTGTTCACGCCGAGGGGGGCTTTGTGGGATTCCGTAACCCATTGCGGATTGATTAGTACCGCCACCGACCGCGAAGGCATGGTGACGGCCGATAATCCATTCCGAACGACCGATGGCGTTTTCGTATTGTGCCAGCTGTGCCCGAACGGTATGACGGATGCCGCGGGAAAGATTTTCGAAGCGTTCTTTTGGGACATGACCGACAGCAGATTGCGTTTCCGTATTCGCCGTGCGGATAATCACGAGTGGGTGAATGATCGGCAACCCGTGCGCGTTTACTGGGTGGCATTCAAGCAGCAGTCATAGCTTTCCGTAACCCCGATTCATTTCACGAAACTGTCCAGTGACCCGGAATTCACGATCAGTGGATGCGTCGTCAATGGTTTGGCGACCGTCTACTGCCGGTGGGTCAACAAAGGGCCTTTCTTTAGTAAGGCGTGGACTGGAGTGACTTTGGCAAGCATGGACGTGCGGGCTGCCAGTGAAGGCTTCAACATGTTCGCAGACAATTCCGGTTCAGGTCAGGGGCAGGATCGTTATCTGTACGTCAAAGGGAACACGGTTTTCTTCCGCACATCGTATGATGTGAACATTCCAGGGAACGTATGGCATGTCGGCAGCGTATCGTTTCCGGTGACGACGGTTTAGGCAACGATATAGGTCATCGTCGTGGTGAAAGTGTCGCCGTTCTGGGTGCTACCACGATTAGAGTAGGCAAACGTTCCATCCGTCTTCAGCAGGAACTCTCGTTGGCTGCCTCCATCACGACCACTCCACGTGCCACGCACGTCTGCCACAGGACGCCACCCAGGCGGGATTGTACCGAAAACGCCGGAACCCCATGATGCGGTGTTCGCGCTCTTCCAATCCACGTTGATCTGAGCGACACGGCCGGTCTTCACGCCGGTCACCGTGCCATACTGGCTGGCGATAAGAGTCTGGGTTACGGAAAGCTATTCGGTCGGCCATACGCCTTGCCACAGGTAATGGTGGCCGACGGTCAACGACCCGAACACGCTGATTCGCCCATCGGAATGAATCAGCATTGATGCAACGTCACCACAATGACTGACTGAAGTCATGATTGCGTCCAATGGTGGCCTGAATCCATTCGCAATGGTCTCATTAGCGGCCACATTGTAAAGATTCTCCACTGTGGAGTGTGGACTTGCGCTGACTGTCGCGATCACAAGCCCATTGCGTTTTTGCAATCGCAGGGTATTGCCAAAAAACGGGAAAGGCTGCCGTTCAAGGGTTACGGAAAGCTATTGCAGTGCCATCCAGCAGCCGTGCGCCGTGGAGTAGGCGGATTTCGGGTCGCCTAGCATCTGCACCTTCCCGTCACGCTCGACAAGCAGGCTGAAACCGCAGGATGGGAACGCGATGATGCTCATGTCGGCGAGTGGGCGGAACGCTTCCGGGATGGTCTCATTCGCCGTCGAGTAGTTCTGCTGTCCACTGACGGTGAACTTGACGTTGCCGTTGACCGTGACGATGCGTCCGACGCGACACAGAGTGAGTCTGTCGTTCGTATACGGCGGTTTCCATTGCTGGGTTACGGAATGCTATCAGCAGGTCAATATGAGTTTCTGCCATGCTTTCTGCATGTCCTTGAGGACGCTCAGATCAGGCTTGAGGTAATACCGTGCGGTGGTTTGGATGTCGGAATGCCCGAGCTGTCGTGCGACCACGCTGATGTCGGTTCCGGCCTTGATCGCCAACGTGCCGAACGTGTGGCGTAGGTTGCGTGGCGGCACGCATGGCAGGTTCATGCGCCTGCACCAACTGCGGTAGTGGTTCGCCACTTGGTTCGCGTTCAGACTGCCGACCAGTCGGCCGGTCTTCGTGCCGTGGCGTAGTTCCGCCAATCGTTTGACCGCGAACCGTGGCAATGCGACGGTTCGTCGGCTCAGATCGGTCTTCGGTTCGGTGACCGTCTCATGGCCCGCCACCCACTGCACCGACCTTTTCACCGTGACCGTGCCGCGACGCAAATCCAAGTCGGCCCATTCCAAGCCGACCGACTCGCAGCGGCGCAATCCAGCGCACACGGACACCAATAGCCATGCTTCCAATGGATGCCCGTAGAAGCCTTTCAACAGTCTGCGTACTTCCGGAACGGACAGCACTTGCGGCTCGTAGTGCCGTAGTCGTGGCAGGCGTATCTCGCGTCTGGTCACGTCGTTGTCGGTCAAACCGCGTTTGAACGCGAGTCGCAGTATCGAGCGGAACACCGCGTAGGCTTTGCGTGCCGCTCCCGGCTTATCGAAGGAGTCCAACCATGATTCGATGTCCGCCATGCTGATCGAGTCCATGTCCCTTCCGCTCCATTGCGGGAGGATATGGCAGTTCAAGGTGCTTTCGTAGCCTACTTTGGTGCATTCGCGGAGTTTCGCGCATGAGGGTTTCCAAACGGTGGTTGCGAATGTGTCGAAAAGCATTGGTTCCTTTCCAATTCCGTTGGATAATCCCACACATCGTCGTGTTGCCGTTGGGTGGGCGTGTGTGTGGGTTTTCCCATTGTTCCATATCCCTGTTTTCTAGGAGGATGTTTTGACTCAGATCAAATTCGATTTCGGCCATCCAAGCGCGGATGGCATAGCGGACTTGGCTGGCGAGAAGATTCATGTGGTGCCGACCGGCCGGTTCAGGAACGGCAGTCGTATCGTCGTACGCGACTCGTTCGAGGTGCGCCTAGACGAGCACGGCACCGCGACCGTCAACGTTCCGCCGACCGACAGCACGTTCGCGTATGAGGTGACTGTCGGAGAGAGTGAGGATACATGGCGTTTCGTCCGTTGCGTCCAGGTGCCGGATTCGACTTCGGTTTTGAATTTCTCCGATTTGGTCGAAGTTGATTCGACCACGCTCACGCCGGTGCAGACCGGTAATCCGTTGGCTGATATCGACCAGTCCGACGTCGATTGGGCCATCCAGTTCATTAACTCTTGATTTTTGGAGGTTTGTTTTGGCTAATCCTGACAAGTTTTTGCGTCTGCGTGATTACGCTCGTTTGGAGCGTGCGCAGAAGAATGGTGTCGTGGACGGCACCAAGTTCGCCTACGACAGTGCGAAACACGTCGTGTCGAACGTGCGCGAGTATTTCGACGCGCATCGCGACGGGCGCACGTATGGCGTGCGTTTCCCGCTTTATAGCTTCTCCAATTCGCCGGACGGCGTGAAGGTCGGCGACAATGCCGGCCTGACCGTCGTGCCGTCCACGAATTATCGTGCCGGACGTGATGATTACGCTGGTTTGAGCGCGTTCCGCGTGTTCGACGCGAACGTTGCGGCGGCCGATGATGGCACGCCGGTCGTGAAGGCCATCAAGGGCTTGGCCGGCAATTACGCGAAGGACGGGTCGAATGGCGACGTGTTCGTCATCACCACTCCCGGCTTCTACCGGTTCGAGTTCGACACGAACTACTGCACCATCTGGTATTCCGACACCCAGTACGACGGCTATTCGCCGATGCCGGGCGCGTTGCTGCCGGACGGTTCGCTCCGCCCGTGCATGGCGTACGCGAAATACCCGCTGTCCAATTACGGCGGCAAGGCCGCGTCCGTCTCGGGTCAAATCATGGCCACCATGAGCGAGCAAGGCTCCATGGCCGTAACCACCAGCAAAGGCAAGGGCTACAGCGGAAAGACCTCAGCCGACACGTTCTACATGCAGCTCATGCACATGCTCAAATACGCGGCCAAGGACATCGAACGCCACTTGGGCGGCGACTTCAACGGTTCCGGTCAGATCAACGTCAGCAAGGCCGAAACCAACGTCACCCGCGCGCTGGTCAAGGCCACTGACGCGGCAAGCATCGACCCCGGCTCCTACGTGAGCGTCGGAACCGGCACCGACCGTGGAGACAATACGACCGGCGAGGCGGCGGCATACCGCAAGGTCATTTCCAAGACCGTCGTGGACGCGGCAACCACCGCGATCAACGTGTCCGGCGCGGCCTTCACGACCACGACGGCCATGCATGTCACCCAAATGCCGTACCTGACCGGTTCGACGGACGGCGTGCTCGGCAACGACGGCATCCCCCGCGAGGACGTGTCCAAGACCCATCAGCCGATCAAGTTGCAGGGCATCGAACTGTTCGCCGGAGTCTACGAGACCGAGGGCGACATCATTCTGAAGAACGTGAAGGATTCGGACACTTCCGGTCATACCGAGGTGTGGAAGGTGTTCGACACCACCAAGGCGAGCGGCACCGCCATCACCGCCGACTACGTGCATGTGGGCGACTATCCAGCCGTCAACGACAGGGTCGACAACCAGTGGCAGTGGCAGACCGACTTCACCGAAAAGCACGGATTCCTACTGCCCACCGGCGTCGGCGCGACAAGCACCAGCGGTCTGACCGACGCTCTGATTATCAACCCGATCAGCGCTCCGGGACTGCATGAGTTGCAGCGCGGTGGCGGTCTCAGGGACGGCTCGCGCTGCGGGTTGTTCCACGCCTACGGCTGGGCCGGCCTCTCGATCGCGTTGTGGCACTACGGCGGTCGCCTATCCGTTCTTGGCCGCACGCACGCCTAGTGCGGGCGGTTGGGGGTGAGCGCCAGCGAGGGGGCGAAAGCCCCCTCATCACCCTCGTATGACTCTTGGTGATATTCCAGGGATTCGTGACGGTTTCGCCGGGTTCCTCCTGCCCTTGCAGCGCGGTGGCAATCTCAGGGACGGCTCGCACTGCGGGTTGTTCAACGCGAACGGCAGGAACGACCTCTCGAACGCGTGGTGGAACTACGGCGGTCGCACATAAGGGTTAACCATTTTCCGTCACGACTACCCTCCGCTTTCGGGGGTATGCGAGAGGGCAAGCCTCGGCCATGCCGAAAATCAAATCAAGCACGCGGCTGGTAGCACATTGCGAACGCCGCCAACATTCCCCTTATAGCTTTCATGAAAACATATTGCAAACACAGTCGCATCACCGAACCCGCGTTCGTGCGCGACTGCATCGAACGGTTCCTCAAAGGCAAACGCTCCCGCAGGGACGTGAACGACTTCCTCAGCCGCCATCCCGACTTGGATTCGCTTTCACGGCAGATAGCAGACGAGATAGGACGCGGCGAATACAGGTTCGCGCCCATCCGCTACTTCCGCCGTGTGGAACCGATCTCAGGCAAGATACGCATCATCGGACGCGAAAGCATCCGCCATCAGATCTACGATTACGTCTGCGGTACGGCGTTGATGCCATTGTTCCGCGCGAAGGTCGGCAGATGGCAGACGGCGAGCATCCCTGGCAGGGGCATAGCCGACGCGCGACGGGCGATCAGGAAATGGGTGCGCGAACCATCCAGCAGAGCGTTCGTGAAACTGGATGTGCGCAAATGCTATCCAAGCATCAGCCGTGAAGTGTTGAAACGCCTGCTCTCACGTGACGTAGGGGACAGGCGGCTGCTGGATTTGACGTTCCATCTCATCGACCAATACGCGGGCGATGACGGATTGAACATCGGCTCCTATCTGAGCCAATGGCTCGCGAACTACTATCTGAGCTACGCCTACCACTATTGCGAACGGCATCTAAGCAAGGAGCGCGTGAACCGCAGGACAGGCGAAACCACCACCAGACGGCTCGTGACGCACATGCTGTTCTACATGGACGACATTCTCCTGGTCGGCAGATCGAAGCGTGATCTGACCATCGCCGTCAAACGCATACGCGCCTACCTGCATGACACGCTCCGTCTCGAAATCCATCCGACATGGAACGTCAAGCACGTCGGCGTGGAGCCTATCGACATGGTGGGCTTCACCTTCTACCCGGACCATACCGGCGTCAGGGCGGGCATCTTCCTGCGCGCACGACGCTCATTCCGCCGATACGCGCGGAACCCTACGAGTCTTCGGCTCGCATACCGTTGCGCCAGCTACTACGGCTGGCTCAAAAACAGCGATTCCATCCAATACCGGCGTCGAAACAACGTCGATCAAATCGTCCGCCGCGCCAGAAACACCGTCGCGGCAAGCCGAAAGAAAGGACAGCAAGATGATTCAAAACGTCTCTTCCGCAACACCGTTGGAAAAGGTGGACTACCATCTCCGCGATGACGGACTGGCCGACATCCGCATCCGCCGCAACATCAGGACCGTCACCCATCAGGCGACCGACAATCAGCCGGAATACGTGGAGTACACGGCAGTCGAATCCTATCAGGTTCTGCCGCTCATGGAACAGGAGGCCGTCGAACAGGCGGACGTCCTGTTCGAGGGCGACGCCACCAGTTCCAGGCCGGTGCTCGACCGTGTGAGCGCGTTGGAACAGGCGAGTTTGGACAACGCGCAACTGCTGGCCGACCTGATGGCGGGCGAGAACGGGGATACGACGGATTCCACCGATGCCAACGCCGACGGCAAGAACACCGCCGACGATTCCGCCGACAACAAGAACAAGGAGTGAAAACAATGGTTAGATTCAATCATGCCGCAGCGGTCCGCATGTACACCCGTCTGGTCAAGGCCGGACGCAAGACGTTGGACGAAGTCCCGGAGGAATACCGCGCGGAGGTGCAGCAGAACCTTCTCGACCCGTGGTTTTGACGTAAGAAGGCATAGGTGAATCAGGAAGCAATCACCATCATCGTCGCCATCATCGGTTCCGGTGGTTTCGGAGCGCTCGTCCCATGGGTGCTCGACCGGATCGACAACAGGCGCGACCCGTTGCACGAGGGCGTGAAGGAGCTGCTGTTCTGCAAGCTCGAACTGCTGCACCAGCAAATGGTGGACAACGGCGGCGTATGCACCGTCGAGGCGAAACAGACCGCCGAACGCATATATCTCGCCTACCACGGTCTGGGAGGCAATGGCGTCGGCACGGAAATGCGCAACGACATCCTCGACGCGCACATACAGGAGGACAGGAATTGACGCATCTCATGATCGCAGGCGGCACCTGCCTGCTGCTGCTCGCGCTCATCCTCATGTTCAATCATGGCGCGCACAGGCATTGATTTTCACACAGGTTTTCAAAGCCATCCCATTCCGGGATGGCTTTTCTATTGCCCCTTGACTCGGGGCGGGAAGGAGAGGATATGGGAATCCTCAACAAAGGCAAGCCGAAACACGGACGCCTGCACCGGCGCGTGGGCGTGACGCTGGC